ATACGCGCAAACCGTATCCATCATTGCATTGGGTGCATTGGCAAGATTACAAAAAGCATTAACTAATGGCGTATTGCCTAAAGAGCATGATGGGGATCAGATTTATCGCATCCTTAAAGGTGTTTTATTCGCTCAGTGGAATGCCGTGCCTGCGGCATTAACCTGGGCTGATTTTGATCCAACAGTTACCTGGGCAACTGCGTTTAACACTGGATTGGGTGAGATTGATCGCCCAGGCAATTATGAGTTAGCAAACCGTGCATCAAATCGCACTGATGTTTATTCATTAGTTTCAGCATTGGCAACATCAGGGTTGGGATATTTGTATGAAAATGCCGAGGGGCAAATCTCCTACGCTGATTCAACTCACCGCACCAATTACCTAGCAGCCAATGGTTATGTTGATCTCAGTGCAAATGATGCATTGGCTAATTCACTTAAAATTCAAACCCGCGCAGGTGATGTTAGAAATAACTTAACGATTAAATATGGCTCACTTTCAACCAATGAAGTCAGCGCGACTGATCCTGAATCAATCTCTACTTATGGCAACCTGGCACAAATCATCACCACAACCCTATTCAATGCAGCTGATGCCAATGATCAGGCAGCATTTTATTTATCACTACGCGCAAACCCACAACCCAATTTCAACTCAATCACTTACGAATTAACTAACCCTGAAATCACTGATTCAGATAGGGATTCATTGATTAACATATTCATGGGCATGCCAGTATCAATTGCAGATTTGCCACTAAACATGAACGCTGGATCATTCCAGGGATTTGTTGAAGGATGGACATTTAAGGCTGCCTACAACCAGGTTTCAATCACGCCAACACTTTCGCCTTTGTCATATTCATTGCAAGCAATGTTTTGGAATGATGTGCCAAGCGTTGAACAATGGGCAACAATTTTATCAACACTCACATGGGAAAACGCCACAATAGTGGCATAAGGAGAAAACATGAGCAATCCAACAAGCAATTTCGGATGGCAGATGCCAACGCCAACCGATTTGGTGACTAATTTACCCGCTGACTTTGAAGTATTTGGGCAAGCGGTTGATTCAGATTTTGCTGACTTAAAAGGTGGCACAACTGGTCAAGTGTTGGCTAAAGCATCAAATGCAGATTTAGATTTTGTTTGGTCTGCTGATGCAGCAGGTATGACAAACCCAATGACTACAACAGGCGATACAATCTATTCATCAAGTGGTTCAACACCTGCAAGATTAGGCATTGGCTCAACGGGTCAGGTATTAACTGTTGCAAGTGGGATTCCATCATGGCAAACACCCGCTGGCGGCGGTGGCATGACATTGTTATCTACTACAAGTTTGACAAGCAATACAAACACAATATCAAGCATAAGTAATGCCTATAAAAATCTAGTCATTTTAATACGAGGATCTTATGGCTCAGTAGATAACCAGCAAGTTAGATTTAGATTAAATGGCGATAGTGGTGCAAATTATGCTTATGGTGCGGTTGGCGTTCGTTTAGGCGGAGCAGGCGTAATTGGAAACACAAGCGGCACAAGTGATACAAATGTGTTTTTTGGTAATGGACATAATGCAAATGCTTTTAATAAACAGTTAAACGCGGATATGGTTATTTATCGTTATACAACTAGTCAGCCTACTTATTATGAGTGGAATAGTATGAGTGCGGCAGATGCTACAAATTCAAACTGGATTATGTTTTCAGGTGCAGGAACTTACAACAGTTCAGCCGCCGTATCCTCTATCACATTTTATTGTGATAATGGAACTTGGAGTGGCGGAACTGTCTATATCTATGGAGTAAATTAAAATGACAAAACCAATGATAAGAATACATAACGCAGAAACCAACGAAGTAATTGATCGTGAAATGAACGCTGCTGAGTTTAAACAATATGAAGCAGATCAAGAAGCCCAAGCGCAACGCAAAATTGCATTGGAAGCCAAAATCAATGAGAAATCTGCATTGCTTGAACGCCTGGGCATAACCCAAGCGGAAGCGGATTTGTTACTCAGTTGATTAGCCAAAATGGATGGACTGCATCCGCTGATCCTAAAGAAATCGGGATCAGTTCATTCACCGTGCCAGGCACAAAGATCAAATTCAGGTGCGCTGAATCAATCGCTCCCTTATTGGTCACATTTGCAGCTGAGTTTCACCAACACATTGAGCCAATTGATGCTGGTTCGCTTGATGATTGGGGTTATTGTTTCAGGAATGTCCGGGGATCATCCGACAAGTTGAGCAATCATTCAAGTGGCACTGCAATTGATTTGAATGCAACAAAGCATCCATTGGGTCATGCAAATACATTTACACCAATGCAATCAGTATTGATCCAGGCATTGTGCAAAAAATACGGATTGACCTGGGGTGGTAATTTCAAACGCCCTGATGAAATGCATTTTGAAATTTCACTTAATCCAGCCAAATGTGCTGAGTTGATTGGAAAACTAAACCTAAAGAAAGCGGGTTAATATGAAAATGAAACAGGCTAAAGAATTATTGGCTAGTTGGTCAAGATCATATTTAGCAGCTGCATTAGCAGTTTATATGGCAGGTGGCACATTCAAGCAAATGGCAATGGGTGGCGTTGCAGCAATCGCGCCAGTTGTGTTGCGTTGGATCAATCCTGATGATGCAGCATTTGGAGTTAATAGCAAAAAATGACTACAAATGAATGGGTTGCGGTGATCGGGTGTGCTATTGCCCTGCTCACTGCAATCTATTCAGTAATGCGAATGGTTACAAAATCCATCATGACTGAGTTATTGCCCAATTCTGGAAAATCAATGAGGGATGAAATTAGAGTGTTAAGTGCCAGGGTGGATGCCATTTATGAGATATTGGCTAAGGATTAACGCGCAGCCGACAATTTAGGGGCAGGTTTGCGAATGCGTTGCAAATCAAGTGCTTTCATATCAGCATCATATTTTGCTTGCACGCTTTGATAGGTGGGTTCAGTTATTGTAGTCATGGGACTGCTTAACCATTCAGCATTTAATTTGTAGAGATCAGCTGCCCTAGTTACCTGCTCCAGCAATCCAGCAATTTGGCGACCATTGATAATGATCTCAAATTTGCGACAGTTGCCTTGATCCCGATCTCCTGGCTCAGATGCCGACATTTCAATCAGTAAGTCGCCTGGGTTAGTAACTCTGGGATCATCTCCAAACACTAAAGCACGCATTGATGATTTGAAATTGACCTCAGTTGTTGCCCGAATGCGCCCTGATGAGTTCATACATGCTCCCTGATACATGTCCTCGCGTGTCAATCCTTGACCATTGTCAGTGGCTAGGTTTAACCTAATCTCATCAAATGATAGGCATTTGATTAAGCGTTAGACAAGGGGTTTTGCTCAAATAATGTAGATTATCGGGAGTTTTGATAATCCGCCTATCTACATTATGTCAAGTTAGATTATCGGCGAAAGCCCACAGTCTAAATTTTTGAGTTTTATCCCTGGTCTGACCATAGCAGATCGGGAGCAATACAGATGGGTTCAACACTTCAAACGCTGATAATCAGCGCAGTTGGCATGGCTATTGGTGTCATGATCGGAGTAAAAGAAGGCTATAAACGCGGCGATCTACAAGGATCAAGGCGTGGATTTGCGCGTGGCTTACAATTATCACGCCAAATTGTTAAGCAGGTAAATGATGCCGCTTGAAAACTATGAAACAGTAGCCGAGCGTATTGAGAAGTTTTGGATGAAATACGCAAACGGGCGAATTGACCAAAAAATCATTTATCAGGATGGCACGCGCTATATCGTGCAAACTGATTTATATCGGGATATCACTGACCTGATCCCCTACTCAACTGATTTTGCTGAGGAGATACGCACCAGCAATAACCGATTCCCATTAGAAAATGCAGCTACAAGTTCCCTGGGTCGCAGTTTGCATACTGGTGCAATATCTAAATTTAGTGAGGGAATTCCCCGAGAATCTAAAGACCGAATGGATCGCGTAAATCTAAGCATTGTGCCTGATCCTGAATTTGCATCCGTTGGCGCATCTATGGATGTCATGGTCAAAGAGATTTACGAGGGTGTTACACACTCTGAAAAACCACAATGCGCACATGGCTACATGTTAGAGAAGGCTGGCGTGGGCAAAACTGGCAAGCCATACGCAGGTTATGTGTGCGGATCAAAAACCAATCAATGCAAGCCGATTTGGAATTGATCATGGGCGGAATCTCATTTACACGCAATGGCGTGACTGGTCACATTACCAATGAAGGCGAATTGCTAAATGATCGCCAGGCTCAAATTTGCGATTCATGTTTTGAGCCATTTAATCGCATAGACATGATCAAGATCGTAGATCGCATGTTTCATGTTTGTCGCATCTGCTACCTGAAACACATAACTAAATGATCCAGGTAAAACTGACCCAGGCTGAGGAAAT